GATAGGTTTTTACCAGCACAGAGCCGTCGGCGTTAACCTCGTAGTCCAGCCATATCAGCGGTTGCTTATTCCTGTCCGTGGGAATCTCAAAACCTCCGTCGATACCGCCCCAGGCAGCGTCTGAATTGAGCGCTTCGCAACCTTCAATCAGATATTGGCCAACATCCAGACGAACGACAGTAACCCCTTCTGATTCGTCGTTAGTTTCATATCGTCCATCGCCATAAATTTTCACAACAGGAGACGCTACTTTAATAAAACCGTTACTGTCAACAGTGGTATTTCTGGTATCACGAGTAGTTACCATTGGGGTTAGCGAGCCATTAAACACCCCCTGCCAGCATAAACTTCCTGAATTACCGGTTATTGCGTACGGTACAAAAAACATAGTTCGACTTTGTTGATTACCTAGACTCAAGCTTTGAGCGTAGGCATACCCTGTCCCGTTTTGTGAAGGATTTGGCCCTCCGGTATTTAACGTGTAGTCGCTTGCTGACGTACACCAGCCATTCCATATAGTAGTTAAAAAATTAAAGCCTGGAACTGCACTTCCAGCTACCGGGAAAGAGGATGAAAAGTCAGGGTAAATCAGCTTTTGTTTAAGTGGATAAATATTGCCCGCCTCAGAACCGATCACCAGTCCAAGGTTAGTGCGTGCACCTGCTGCGGTTTTTGATCCTGTTCCCCCCTGCTCCACAGACAAAGCCGTAGTTAGTCCTGTAATGGAGGTAATGTCACTGTTTTGCCCTTTTGCCGCCTTCCCGGATAGCTCATCAGAAATGCCAGAGACGGCATCAGAAATTCCCGAGATGGTATTAGAAATGCCATTCCACGCAGGGCCAGTCCATTTCGTTCCATCCGGCAGTGTGACCGTTACACTGCCGGTTCCAGAAAAAATGCTTTGCCAGTTCTGTTTGTCGTAATTCAGTCCACGCAGCGCTTCAGCACTTTGTGCCACCAGCGCAGCAGTAACCATGTTCAGCGCCACACGGGGAACAGCTGACCAGGCCGCGCCGGATTGCGTTGGCCCGGTAAAGTTGCTGACCAGCGTCAGCTGGGTATTGCTCTCGACTGATTTCACCGGCAGTGTGTACGGCACACCGCCCACAGTCGAAACGATGAAATCACCAGCGGCCAGCTCTACGGTGAATGAAGTTCCGGTACCGCCAACAACAGCGGACCCGTTTGTCAGGGTGATAGTGCCTGCTGACATGATGGACTCCTGAATTCAGATATTAAAAAACCCGCCAAAGCGGGTTGTCAGTAAATTGCATCAATGATGGGGATAGAGAGGCTTGTCAGCCGTCGCCCTACCACACTGTACTGCGATGTCCATGAAGCGGCATTTCTTCCCCTTCCGGCGCGCACCAGATTGCCGCTGCGGATAAGACCAGCCCATTTCAGATAGTCCCAGCCGGTGTAAACTTCACTGTTATAGCCATAGCGGCCAAGCAGTATCATGCGATCGCCGATGTCTGTATTTCCCCATGACGGCGCGTAGGTCTGGTTCCGGTAGACAAACGGCCGGCGCGTGGTGGAGAACACGCAGACACCACCCTTAATGATATTCAGGCCTCTCCCCGGAGTCGGGCTTACGCCACTGGCAAAAATAGCGATCTGCATGGTAACGGTCGCATCCTGATCGAGGCCTGCATGGTCGATTGTCGCAATAATATTCGAACCGTCGAATTCGATGGTGACGTTATCAGCACTCCATTTTGCAAACACCATATAGCGGTCGCGTGAGATATTTGTCGTCGGTGTCGCCCAGCGACCGGTGAATGTGACAGTGCCGCGCCAGACGCAGTAGCCAGACATCGTGGCATCAGTGATAGAAAGGAAATCCGTGCTGTCCTGAATCAGAAGCCCTCTCCCGGATGAGGCAGGGAGTATTTGCCAGATAGATGCGTCAAAGGTTTTTGCGCGACCCCAGTTATCACTCCACCAGGTATTCATGGTGATGGTGTTACCTGATACGGTAAATCCATCCAGCATGCCGATCGTGGGAATGAGGTTTGTACCCCTGTTAAGTTTGTAAACGGTATTACGCGGGATAACGACGATCTGGCTGCCATCCACCCGCTGATTTATCGTGTACTGGTTAACATCCCATGCTTCGCTGACGTTCTGGCAAAACGAAGGGCAGCGAAGCCCGGCAGTTATTTCCATTGCCGGGCCGCCATCGGCGTAGGTAATACGCAATCCTTTTGGCATAGTTACCACTCTCCAAGAACAATCAGGTTACCGCCGCCGAGATCAATTTTTACGCCCTTCCCGTCAATGGTGACGCCATTACCGTTCCCGGTGAACGCGAAATTACCGCTGGCGGCATACAGCGCGCCGTGCATCTCGCAGTTCCCTGATTTATCAATGTTCCAGCCTGCTCCGCCTGGACCAGCGACATAGTTTGTTGATCGGATGTAATTCCCAATCTTCGCGTTAGTAATGCTGCCATCCTGGATAAAGGCATCACGGATGAACACCTGACCGTTATAGACAAAAAATGCAGCCTGGTAATTTCCCGGATCGCTTCCCGAGTAGATGCCAAACTGATCGGCAGCAAAGACCACTGTAGATTTATAGGTACCGCCGGATGGCTCAATCGACATGCCAAAACCAGTGTTGTATTTAACGCCATTACGAACGATCCCAAGGTTCAACGTATACGATGCCTTTGCGGTTCCATCACTGTTCACCTCTGCCGTCATTTTCTGGTTAACCGCGGCGGTTAAATCCCCGACCTGCGCCTGAACGTACTCTGACAAATCAGCAAGAGCGTGATCCACTTCAGCAACTGTGGTTTTAACAACCAGAACATCAGCGCGCACTTCACCTAACTGCTGGTACTGATGTTCAACCGTACCGTGATTAGCCAGGGCATTCTGCATGGCAGCTTCAAGATTGGTGTCCACACCTTCCGAGATATTTTTAAAAGCATCAGAATCCCGAACAGAATCATCAATGATGTCGATGAGTTCACCGGTATCTGTCTGGCACAGCGCGGCCACCTCGACGAAGGCAGACGCACCAAACGCGTTGATGGTTCTGATATACCAGTAATAGGTATGCCCGTTTTTCAGGTTATGGCTGGTCCATGTCGTGCTCATGCCCGCGCGCGTAGCTCCTGACTCCACTGTCGCCGTATCAGCGTTGGCAAGCGGTTGTTCCCCGGAGGTCCAGAAATCGAACTGGGTGGAGACGTTCGTCACCGCTGCGAGGCGGGGAATAAGCATCACGGCAAAAAATGCCTGCTCCACCGTAACACCTGACGGCGGAGGTGGTGCCTCAATGCTGAATTCAAGATATGCCTCAGGAGACGCCGCGCCCATCTGATTAACGGCTGTGACGTGAGCGGTGTATGTGTCCTGCAGCAAACCGGTTAATCGCGTGAACGAGCCGGGAACCTGAGCTGTCAGCACCGGCTGTCCATTCCTGCGGATGACCACCTGGTTATAGACAAACTGCCCGATGTTCTGCCAGGAAAGCACGCCCTGCACCACCTGACCTATTTCCTCTACGGTGTATCGCAGGTTCTGAGGCTGAGCCACTCCACCGGGAGGGAGCTGGGTAAAATCAGGACGATCGATCGGCTTACCAATGGCATCACCCCACACGTCAGCGGTTTCCTGCTTCAGCGTAATCTGTACGCCGTTCTGCACGCCAAATTTCCAGTCTGTCACGCGCATCTCAACGTTAACGATCCCAAGTGAGGGAAAATTAACTTTTACGTACATACCGGGGCGGTACCGGTACCCACTGAGGTTCAGCGTGAGATTCATTGTGCGGGAAATGCGGGTCCGCTTGAGCTTGATGTCCGCCAGGCGCTGGGCCTGAAATTCAGACGTAACGAAACGCAGCTTAAGATCCTGCGATATCTCCACGCCGTCTTCGGTTACCCACTCGCTCACAGATACTGAGGGGAAATCGGCTTCAGAGTATGTCTGTTTAGGATCGACAAACGTACCGCTGATGGTGTTAACGCGCTCTGACTGTGACACCTCAGGCATGATCTCGATATCACCGGCCAGCTGACTCTCGGTAATAACTTCGGTTGCGGGGCCATAATACGCGCCAACGAGGATGCCATGTTTACCAGCGATGTAGGTTGGCTCTGCTGCGCCAGCTGTCAGCATCGCCTCAAGAATGCTCGCCTTATTTTCGCTGAGGTCAAATTCTCCGTTCAGCATGTAGCGTTTTTCCGTCGTGCCGTCGCCGTTTGTCACCAGCTCGTCGCAGATGTTGGCCGCCTCCTGAAACTGATCCCAGTTAATATCAGCATCAGCGACTTTCAGGTAACTCCGGTAATAGTCCAGCACACACAGCGCCAGATTGTTGCTGTACTCCGTGCGGCCGGTGCGCGGGTCGTATACTTTCCGGCCCGTCTTCTCAACCTTCACATTCGGGATGCCAGACGGGAATTTTTCAGCGCTGTATTTCAGAGACAGGCGCAGCCAAGAAATTCCTTTGCCGATCATGTCATTTTTCCATGACGGGCACTTTGCCAGCATAAAGGGGTCAGCCGTCTGGCGATCGATATGCACTTCATAGGTGGCAGATTCGCCATAAGAGCCGATATCATCATCGCCAAGGTAAATTGTACCTGTGCCTGAAATGGGGTGCCCTGCCAGGGTGATGGCCAGATGAACCCATTCACCATCAATCTGCTCGCCGGACTGTTCTTCAGCAAAAAAAAGTGTGCCAGCAGAGACTGTCCTGCCATAGACAACCGTTTTAGGGCTAGCGGCCGCACGCAGCACCTGCTTACGTTCTGCTGTGTCCCGATAAGAGCCCAGCGAGGGCTTCTTGGTCATCATTTGTGTGGCGACCTGCGCGGCAATAGTGATAGCCATTGCGATCGCGTAGGCCCCATTGGCTGCGGCGGCACCAGCGGCTACCGTAGCTATGATAGGAATTGCAGCAGGCATCAACTAACCCTCCAGGTGCTCAGGGGCTTAACCCGAAGGCAAACCAGACCTGTTTCTCCCGGCACCCATACGGCGCCACCGTAAATTACCCCGGCGCATCGGGTGCCAGCGTTCTCCACGACCGCGATATCGCCGCGCTGAGCCATTTTCACTGGCACCTCTTCGAGGTATTTAGCCAGCACTTTTTCAAGCGAACCGCCGCCGCGTAGCAGTGCCTTTTTTGCACCTGTTTCGCTGTCGTAGGTTCCGCGCCAGCTGGCGGCAAAACTATCCCCTGTCATCGCTTCGGCACAGTCTGCCGCAAACAGGCAGCAGTCATGTTCTCCCCATAAAAAAGGCCGCTTTTCAGCGGCCCTTATCACGGCGATTAATCTGTTATGCCAGTCTGGATGCTTCATGTTTCCTCACGAATAGGTAAATCCTGGCGCATCTTTTTTGCTGCCCCAGTAAATTGAACGTTCTGCCATCTGGGCGACGTAACGAAATATGCGATCGCCTGGCTGGGTGGCCTGGTGTGACTCGTCGGTATAACGGTCCGGGAACGGTCGCTGCCAGTCCTCAAAAATATTACTGACGGTGTACTGCAGGGCATTCGTTTCACCCGCCGTTGCCCCAGTGCCGGAAATACGACCCTTAAAAATCAGGTCTGCCACTTTAACGACACCGTTATCATCCATCGCCACCAGATACAGCTCAGCAGATCTTCCCACACAGCGCTCGTTGAGGGTTTTAGCAAACAGTGACATGTCCAGGCCAGATAGCGTCATCCTGAGCTGCGTTGGACTTGTCGTGTTGGTTTCGCCTACATCGTCGATTGCGCCCATCGTACCCATGCCGTAATAAACATAACCGCCCAGCACCAGCGTGCCGGTGCCAGAGTGTACGTAGGCGGTACCGGATTCAAACTGGACATTAGCCGCCAGCACGGCGGTAACCCTGTCGCGGGATAGCCAGTCCACCATCGAATCAGAAAACGGGGAATACAGCATCAGAAAGCCTCCTCAAACTCAAGGGCATAGCTGGTAAATACGCCAGGAATGCGATTGCCCGCGCCCTGCTGGTTATCTTTTAGCTTAAATATTCCATATGGCTTAGCGACTTCGATTTTGCCGTTAGCAGGGGGAGAAGCTCTCAGCATAGGCGCAAAGGGAATAACGGCAGTTCCTGAGGCAGAGCTGGTCACATCAGCGGTGACCATCTTCAGCTCGTCGTTAACGGTAATATAATCACCGGTGCGCAGCACCACTTTGCCAGGTGTCCAGCCCTTGCTGCCAAGTTGAATGCCAGTTTGATTCGCATCCGAAACAATCGGGTTACCCGCGGGAGTTCGCCCCTCACGGCCCCAGTCTCTGATTTTTACCCTACCAAACTCACCGTCGAGCGAGGCCACAAGCGAATCTATGCGCCGGGATTTGTCATCGGTGAGATTGTTAAAGGTCAGGGAACAGATCCAACGGGTGCCGGGGAAGCGAACGGTCTGAGAAGCACCGTTAAAGGGAGAGCGAAATGTTTTGGTATTACTTTCCGGCCGCCACGTCAGCGACGCGGGGCATATATCAGCAGGCCATTCTAATACAGCCATAATTAATCACTCCTTCTTAAACTCCAAGCATTCGACGGCCCTGCCCATTAGTCTGGAAATCACTCAGCATGTCCTGACGCGCCTGTTTCGCGCCGTCTCTTGCACCCTTGGCTGCCGCCTGTTCCATTGCCTGATTTAGAGCCGTGTCGCCATTACCAGAAACGTTGATGTGCTGGGTAATATGGACGGCCCCGCTGCCAGCAGGTGTTGTTTTGGCTCCGGTTACCCTGACTCCAAGTGAACCATCTGCAGAGCGAGTGAGTGGCATGATCGCTTCAGGTCCAGCCTCTCCCATCAGCCCAGCACCTTTCGCAAAAGCAAAATAAGTCGGTGATCTGACAATACTGTTACTGTGCGCGCTGAGGCTGGCGGAAGCATAAGTGCCACCTTTTGCGTTAAGCTGGAGATTAGATGCTGCTGAGTTGTATGCTCCAGAAGGCGTCGAGCCACCTCCTCCAACAGCACCAGAACCGCCAAAAAGTCCACCGAAGAGACCACTGCTCCCCATTGAGGACTGCAGTGAATTGACGATCATGGCGTTAAGAATAATCTTCTGCATGGATGCCAGCACTGATTTTGACCAGTCCTCCCAGTCAACTTTGTTTCCAGCCAGCGCTTCAGAGATATTCCCCACCAGCCCTGACATGCTGTTGTTCACAAGATCAGCGGATTGCGAGGCGTAATCTGAAGCAGTATCTGCCCAGTTAGCAAAGCCCTCACGCATCCCGGCTGCCCAATTGCTTCTCTGGGCATCAGATGCAGCATAGTACCCTTCCTGATCACGCAGACGCTCGTCGAGGTAACGCTTGTTCAGTTCTAGCTCCTGCCTGAACAGGTCTTCAGAGATATCGCCAGCCTGAAACTGCCGCTGAAGATCCACATTTTTATGCTGGAACTCTTCCCTGATACGCAGCATTTCCTGCATTCTCTCGCGCATACGGCTACCCTGCCCGTATCCTGTGAGTTCTGCCTGGTTTGAAGCCCGGGAGCTGGCATTAGCATCGGCAAGGTTTGCCTCATACGCCGCTAGTTGTTCCCTGATTTTCCGCTGATCAATAAGCGCTGCATTTTGCAGTAGAGTTTGCTTCTGGGCCTCCGTCAGAGTAACAAGTTCACCCTGGCTTACCTGATATTTAACCTTTGCCAGTTCGGTATTTTGCCCTTGCAGGGCAATCTGTTCCTTCTGTTGTTTGATCAGGCGCTTATAGACATCCTCTGTTTTTTCGCCTTCGCTTTTGCCGCCTTTCGGCTTAGGTTTGTTGGCATCATTATTTCGCCATTCCGACAGACCGTTGTTAATCAACTCCTGACGGCCTGTCTGGAATTGCGGATCACTGGTTAACCCCAGGTCATCGGCTGCATAACTCAGACGCAGGCGCTCTTTGGCCTCACCCTTCAGGCGTGACAACTCAAGATCCCGACGGCTCTTTTCGAGGGCATCGGTTTGCTTTTTGTCGAGGTCGGCCTGAGGAAGTCTGAGAGGGACGTTCGCCAGCCCTTGCCGGGCCATTAATAGCTGATTTCCCAGCCCCAGCAGACGGTTAAATTCAGTATGCTGACCATTCATCATGATCATCGACTGATATACCGCATTCTGTCGCCAGGCTTGTTCGCGTATTAAATCATTGCGACGTCGCTCAATTTCTTCGAGAGCCTGCTGTATGCCGCGAGATTTATCTCGCATGTCATTTAATTTTCCCTCTTCAACAGCAAGTTGATCCGTAACGATAGCTATCGCTCTCAGTATATTTGCATCGTTCTCGCTGGTAATGCCCGGTTTTCCACGCGATGCATTCAAATCGTCGATCTGGTTCTTCAGCTCACCAACCTTTTTGGCTTGCTCATCAACCAAACGATTTTGCTCTACCAGAGCACCAACAGTTCTCCCCCTATTGTCGTCTGTTTCAGACAAAGACATGCGGGAAGTTTTTTCTCGTATTTCGTCGATTTGACTGGCGTATTCCTGGGCAGAGCGACGTGCCTGCTCCTGGTTTTGATACATCGCATACCAGGCTCCAGCACCCAACATAACTAAACCAGGAACTCCACCGATGAGACCAAGTGCACCACTCATGAGCCGAGTGCCGACGGATGTCACGCTATTGAGATTGCTTTGAGCCGAAACACGGTTTGCAAGGTTCCGGTTTAAGGAAGCCTGGGTCGCGGACAGACGCCTTTCTGCAGCAGCTTGAGCGTCAGAATTTTTTGCAGCCACCAGCCCTGCCTGTGCACGCTCAAGTGCAGTTCTGGCCCTGACTTTCTCTGTAGCAGAACCGCTGGCTAGAGCGGTAGTCAGCCTGGCCTGGGCTGCAGTGACTTTTGCTTCTGCCGCAGCAATTTTCTCTTGCTGCGCAGCCTGAACATCTGCGCTACGCGATCTCTGTACAGCTTGCTGAGCCCTATAAACCTCCGCCCTTGAGGCGGCAACGGCAGACTGTGCAGCCTTATCCTGTGCAACGGCAAGAGCAACCTCTGACTTAGCCGCAGAAATTAGCGCGCCGGTTGCGCTCGTGGCGCTTGTTACTACTCCACTGAGATACCTTGCCAGCCCAACGCCAACAAGTGCACCCGCCACTGTTGTGATCGTGGACATATTGTCTGCAACATCACTTAGTGCGCCACTTACTGCCGAAGAGGTAAATGAATCAAGCGTTTGGGCAACTCCGTCTAGGCCACCAGATAGCGCATCGGTAGCACCTGTAGCCTGGTTGACACCTCCAACCCATGCCATGAACGAGTTTGTGACTTTTTGCAGGGATCCGGAAACTGTTTGCGGCATGATGGCAAACTCACCCTGTAATGAGCCCAACTGGCTCATTAATGCAGGAACAACCTTATCAATCGTAAGTTGCCCCTGGTCAGCCATGCTCTTCAGGTCTTTGCGGGCCACGCCCATTCCGGCGGCAAGTGCGCGGATAACACGATCACCTGCTTCGTTAACGGCGTTGAATTCTTCACCGCGAAGAACGCCCTGCGCCAGAGCCTGGCTGAATTGAGTGATAACAGAACTCGCTTCCTGAGTATTAGCCCCCGAAAGTTTAAGGCCGGTAGAAACAGCTTCGGTAATTTTCAGAACTTCGTCAGAGCTATACCCAAACTCACGCATTGAAGCAGCTGCGCGTGAAAAAAGGTTTGCGTTGTCTGAAAACGCGGTGCCAGTTCTTTGGCTGATTTCCATTAACTGGCGCTGAGAGGCAGCAAAATCATCAGCTGAAGATGATGCCTGCTTAAGACGGGCGTTTACTGAATTCCACTCATCAGCAATCTGCACGAGCTTACCAGTCGCAAAAGCGGCCGTAGCAGCAGCAGCGGCTCTTCCTGCCGATGCAAACCCAGCGGTCAGATCAGATAACGCCCTTTCGCTCTCTCGGGCGGCAGCGGCAGCCTGCCGACCGCCATTTTGCATGGTTCGGTAATAATCCTGCCCCATGCGTGAGGCGCGGGAAATTTCCGACTGGAATGACTGCGAGTTAGCGGAAATTTTGATTATTAACTCACGTAATGTTGCCATCAATTTTCTCCAGGCGAAAAAAAAAGCCCATCAACGGGCTTTTTGTTGTGATATAAACCTCATGGCTTGTCTAAAAATTCTCTCAGAGCTTCCGATTTATTGCATGAATCTTTATTAATCGTCATCCCTGCCTCTTTTTGCTTTTGACAGAAATAGTAGTAATCATCGTTTGTTTTTATATAGCCCATGAATTTAAAAAAAGCCTTTTTACACAATTCAGGATTTGCATGATCAGAGCAAATCGTAGACGTATAGCTTTGCAACTCATTTGGTTCTAATGGAGCCAGTGTTTGAGTTGCATTTGAAACACAACTGAAACCAAAAAATAATACAAATAAGACTAGTTTTTTCATTGCCTTCACCAAATCATTAAAAAAAATAATCCTATTATTTTGTAGTTCATTTGTCACTGAGTTGCAGCTGTAAGTGCAGCCTCAAGTCCTGCAAACGGGTCCTTCGGTTCTGATTGCTCATCACCACCCCAGCGCAGGATCGCATCGTCCAGCGGTACTTTTGCCCCCTGCGAGCCGTAGATGGCAGAGACGAGCTGGGCGGCCTGAATGTCACCACGAATATCGCCAACCGGACTTTGCCTGTCGTACTCAATCCACATCAGAAGCTCGCTTGCCGTCATATTCTGCCGAAGCTCTGAGAGCGTGCGCCCCATCCGGAGCGCAAGCGACATCAGAAACTTTACGCCGGGGGTTGAGACTTTTCCCGCGCTTCGTCCGCGTTGTTGATCAGGTCAAGCGCCTGTTTGAGCAGGCGTGAATGGATGGGTCCGTAAATTTCACGCACCTGCTCTTCTTCTTCAGCACTGAATACCGGCTGCTTATCGGTATCACACAGAACATCAATGAACAGAACCACATCAGCGCAAAGATTACGGTGTGCCTTTTCCGATACCGACACATTTTCGTCATCATCACCCGCTTTCACCACTTCCTGCCAGCGCAGCCAGGCTTCACCAGACGGCTCACGCAGAACCACTTTGACGCCTTCCCACTCAGGAACGGCGACCGTCTTATGACGGAAACCCGACATCTTAGCCAGGGCGAGATTTTTAATATTCTTCATGCGACCTCTCAGGAGCCAGACTCGATGCTTTCAGGCTTACCTTTCAGGCGCAGGGAGAACGTTGCCGCCACTACGCCGTTGGTACCGGAAGACCAGGTGTGCTGGCGGATTTCAGCCAGGAACTTAAAGCCTTTGCCAGACGGGAAAATGACCTGGAAAGCGTAGGTCGTATCGTTGTCATACGCATCACGCAAGGCGTCCTGCGCCGGATTCTTGTAGAAGTTGCCGGACAGAGAGATTTCTGACGGAGAAGGCAGGCCGTTAATGTTCTCCTGCTCGGTCGAACAAAGCGTTGTTACGTCGATATCCTGCTTCTGACCACCGGTGAACTGAATTTCTTTGATGGTGCAACTCAGATCGAGAAAGGTTGCGGAATCCATCGTTTCTTTGGTGGCTGGCAGGGAGGAAATAAGGATCTTCGTCAGCTGCGATTTTTCATAAAGTGCAGACATAGCTGTCTCCTGGAAAAAGAAAACCCGCCATCAGGCGGGTTCGTTGGGTGAATTAATTGTCAGGGGGTAACTTTAAAATCCAGGGTGGCACGGTAGAGCCGATAATCTGGCTCGTACCCGGGGATTTTTACCACCTCTGTAGGGGTTAACGGCTCAAGCGAAGAGAGCACCAAATCTCTCAGGGTGCGTGATTCAGTGATCGTAGTGGAATACACATCTACCTGAATGGAAACCCTGCTCTCTGCCTGGCCACACAGCACGTCAGCGGAAACATCATCGACGATGGAAAAGATAATCCAGGGTGGAGAGACAGACGGTTTCCCGTCACTACCTAATGGCGCAACGTAGGGATATACCCGCCCTTCTGCCAGGGGAGAAAGCAAAGCGTAGATATCATCTTCATTCACTTGCTCAACACCTCATCAATAGCCTGATTCATCCTAGCAATGGCGACGCTGGCGGCCTCTTCCTCGCGCGTATCGTAAGCGGGTCGCACAAAAGGATGCGCAGGCATGTTCGCAGTGCCAAGCTCCACAAAGCGCCAGTAAAAGGCGTTTCTCGGGTTATTCGCCTTCATCGTGTTATCGCTGTTGCCGGTGCGAGGGTTAACGCCACGAATATGGACGCCGGAAGAAATCTCCCCGCGGCGGCGGCTTTTTTGGGTCACCACCACCACGTTTTTTTTCAGTTTCCCGGTGCGCACTGGTGCGCGTGCGATCACCTCTTCCTTAAGCACTTCGGCACCGGCGCGCGTAGCATCACGCAGAACCTTGTTGTTTTCAGCACGGCTAAGCGCCTCCAGATCCTTTGCAATGTCATTCAGCCCGGAAAAATCGAGGCTCGTCTCAATCATTTTTCAACTCCCGTTTTGCAAAGAATTTCCAGGCGAGTGCCGGTCGCATTTGCTACAGGAGGACCGATGATATTTAGCACCTGACCTTTATACGGGCCGCTGAGGACTTCCAGACGAGAAGAGGCATTCAGCTCTGACCTGAAGCGCATCCAGACCCGATTGGTTGCCTGCGCCGTTTCCGCGCCGCCTGACATCTGCTCTCTGCCGCTGATCCCCTTTACCTCAGCCGGGACCGGGTTGCCACCTGTCCACGATTCAACCGGCTGACCAGATGGATCGCGCGAAGTCGTGAAGGTGAGAATTTTTACCCGGTGCCTGAATCGTCCAGGTTCCATCAGGAGCCCTCCTCAGGTTCAGATTTACCGCGCCAGTTGCGATGGATGAACATCATCCGTTCTGCGGCGGCGTTCTCATAAAGCTGTACTTCACTCTGCGCGGTCCTGTGCTCGAACATGTCCGCAAACACCAGCAGTACGGCGCCCTTCACTGCTGCAGGAATGTCAGTTGCCGCTTTCCATGCCGGTTCATCACACCACCGGTAGCAGTAGTCAAAGGCTGCCTGTGCGTACAGCGTGATCAGCTCGTCCCTGTCATCCTCCTCAAACTCAATCTGCTGTTTGAAAAGGGGGAGGCTAATTACATCCAAAACATCTATCGCCATACGTTAAAAGGGCGGGTTACCCCGCCCTCCTCCATCATGAGCCAGAAGAGAAAGTGCCCTTGATGATTGCCGTCGGGCGATAGTGCGCCAGCGCAAGGCGTTCTTCACACAGGATGGTCAGCATGTTTTTCACGAAGTTATCGCGGTCTTCACGGCTGACTTCCACGGTGGCATCCATGCGATCCCACACCTGTGAGGCCATATCGAAACCGCCCACCGTAAAGGTACCGGCGGCCTGTGCCTTAGTCGGAACCACTGGCAGACCCCACATGATGTTGCTGGTAAACGCCTGAGGACCACCGAAGATATAGCGGCCTTCGTTGTCTTTCAGCAGCGCAATGTTGTGCCAGTC